AGCTATGTTAACACTGTTGACGGCACCCATCCCAATGTGCTTGGCAATCAACAAATTGCCACAGCATTCCAAGCATTGTTTGTATAAAATAAAATAAAATGCCAAGACAAATAGGGTGGAGCATCGAAGCTAATCTCTTGCAGGGAATAGTGAAAAAACTAAGTTGTGAGTGTGTTCCAACACAAACAACATCCACTACCACTACACAAGCTCCTTAATAGAAGAAAAAATAATTATCAATGGCTAGGCAGATTGGAGATGTAAACAGCAGTGCTTCTTCTGAAAGGCAGCTCACCTCTCAGGTGAAGAATATTATATCTAGACATGGAAATGCAATGTTCAATTCTGGAGTGGTTTCTGTAAATGGAATGACGGAATCAGAACAGAGTTTTGCAACAGGAACAGCTGGAGAAACCTTTAACATCCAGTCAAAAAACGGTGTCCATATATTCAATATTCCTAACGCTTCTCAGGAAACAAAAGGGATGCTATCTGCTCATGACTGGGCAATATTCAACTCAAAGCAAGATAAGATAGAGAAACAATCTCCATCTGTCGATGAGTGTGAGTTTTCACAAAACTCGGGAGAACCAATAAATGAAAATTCTACCTTTGGGGGATACACTCTAAAGCAGGTCGTACAAGCCCTGAAGAACGCTAATATACTAGAATAATAAGTCATTTAATATGCCTAAAGAAATCGGTTGGAGTGTAGAAGCTGATTTGCTCTATCATATCAAGCTTCTTATTGCTAGAACTGGAGGAGGAACAGCTTCTTTTGTTTCCTATCCCACCCTATCCGCATTTCCTCCAGTAGGGCAAGCCAACACCATATACCTTGCTGAAGATACTAATAATATATACTATTGGGATGGATCTTCCTATGTACAGATTGCTGCAGGAGGTCTACAGGGTGATACAGGTGTAAATGGTCCAAAAGGAGATACAGGTACGAAGGGAGATACAGGAAGTGGTCTAAAAGGAGACACTGGCTCTCCCGGGGTGAAGGGTGATACAGGTACTAAAGGAGATACGGGTACAAAAGGTGACACTGGTTCAGGTCTTAAAGGTGATACAGGTGCTCCCGGTGTAAAGGGAGACACTGGAACCAAAGGAGATACAGGACAAGGAATAAAAGGTGACACAGGTACATCAGGTGTCAAGGGCGACACAGGAAGTAAAGGCGACACAGGCACTCAGGGTTTAAAAGGCGACACAGGTGTCAAAGGAGACACCGGCACTACAGGACCTAGCGGTATTCAAGGACTCAAGGGTGACACAGGTACAAAAGGTGATACAGGTAGTGGTCTCAAAGGAGATACAGGAGTAAAAGGAGACACTGGAAGCGCTGGTTTAAAAGGTGACACTGGATCTAAAGGAGACACAGGAGTAGCAGGTGTTGCTGGTGTCAAAGGAGACACAGGTAATCAGGGACCTAAAGGTGATACAGGAGCCACTGGTGCTGGTGGAGCATTGGCTTATTATGGAGCATTTCATGATAACACAACCCAAACAGCCACCTCCACCACTGTAGCCTATCCTATAAAATTGGGTGTAACGGATGAGGCTAATGGCATTTACATTGCAAACAACGGAAGCGGAGATCCTACAAGAGTTACATTTAACAATTCAGGAACATACAATCTGCAATTTTCCATTCAGTTTGAAAACTCTACAAATGCTGAAACAGAGATAAATATATGGTTTAGAATAAACGGTGCAGATGTTGCCAATAGCAATAGCCAATTCACTGTTCCCAAAGCTCATGGTTTTGGAAATGGCACTCTAATAGCAGCTTTAAACTTTGTAATAACTCTCAGTGCCACTAATTATGTAGAGTTGATGTGGCAAACAGAAGACATAGGAGTTTATCTATCAAATATTCCTGCAGGAACCACTCCCAACACTCCAGTATCTCCTTCTGCCATCTTCACCGCCACTCAGGTGATGTACACCATAAAAGGTGACTCTGGTGCAACAGGACTTAAAGGAGACACTGGTGTACAAGGATTGAAGGGAGATACAGGCACTCAAGGCACCAAAGGCGACACTGGCAACCAAGGAGTTAAAGGTGATACAGGAAACAAGGGCGATACAGGAGCACAAGGAATCAAAGGTGACACTGGAACACAAGGAAACAAAGGAGACACCGGAACTCAAGGACTGAAAGGTGATACAGGTACTGCTGGAACAAAGGGTGATACAGGCACTGCTGGTTCGAAAGGTGACACTGGTGTAAAAGGTGATACGGGTACTAATGGTAGCAAGGGAGACACTGGCAGTCAAGGACTTAAAGGTGATACAGGAACAAGTGGCACTAAAGGAGATACAGGATCCAAAGGTGATACTGGGTTACAGGGTGTAAAAGGTGATACTGGGTCGCAAGGCTTAAAGGGTGATACTGGAAATCAAGGGTCTAAAGGAGACACTGGAAATAAAGGGGATACGGGAATTCAAGGAATTAAAGGAGATACAGGCTCTATTGGTCTAAAAGGTGACACTGGTGCATCTGGAAGTAAAGGTGACACAGGAACAGCAGGAAGTAAAGGAGATACAGGTGTAAAAGGAGATACAGGTACTCAAGGACTGAAGGGCGATACAGGTAATCAAGGTGTAAAAGGTGACACTGGTCAGAAAGGAGATACAGGAACTGCAGGAAATAAAGGAGACACTGGAACAAAGGGCGATACTGGTAACAAAGGTGACACAGGTTCACAGGGTATAAAAGGTGATACAGGAGTAAAAGGAGACACAGGAACAGCTGGATCCAAAGGTGATACAGGTACTGCTGGGTCTAAGGGGGATACAGGAAGCCAAGGTTTAAAAGGAGATACTGGTAGTAAAGGTGACACTGGAGTTCAAGGAGTCAAAGGGGATACTGGATCTAAAGGCGACACTGGCAACCAAGGTGTTAAAGGAGACACAGGTACAGCAGGAGTGAAGGGGGATACAGGGACAACAGGAGCAAAAGGTGATACTGGCACTGCAGGGGCAAAAGGCGATACTGGTACTTCTGGAGCTAAAGGAGATACTGGAACTCAAGGTGCAAAAGGTGATACAGGTGCATCTGGTGGAGGAAGCGCAAACATTTCATTCAATAGGCAAACATCCTCCTATACGCTAGTTATTGGTGATGCAAGTAAAATGGTTGAGATGAACGTAGGTTCTGCTAATAATCTCACTGTTCCCCCTGCGTCATCTGTAGGATTTGATACTGGGGTTACGATATACATAAGCCAATATGGAGCAGGACAGACAACAGTAGTGGCTGGAAGTGGTGTTACGATAAGAAGCACCAACAGTTGGCTTAAGATAAATGCCCAATATGGGATCGTTGGCCTCACGAAAGTGGGAGCAGATGAGTGGTATCTTTACGGAAATCTTAACGCATGAGGTTAGCAGTACTTGATAGCTCTCAGAAAATTGTAGCTAGCTCACTAGTTTTACATTTAGATGCAGCACAATTACGTTCATATCCTGGATCTGGAACCACTTGGACTGATATTAGTGGAAATAGTAATAATGTAACAACTGTAAATAGCCCAACATTTACAAGTAGTAATGGAGGATATTTTTCTTTCAATGGTAGTACTCAATATGCTAATCGTGCGTCTACCGTAATTACTACAAACAGTAACTATTCTATGTGTGCTTGGATACGACCTGCCAGTATAAACCAATTAGGTTTGGCAGTACACAATGGGCGCGAAACAGGTTCATCTGGAAATGGGTTCGCTTTTGGTGTAGGTAATGGGAATGGCAACCCAGGAAATAAATTACAAGTTTTATTTAGTGGTTCAGCATGGTTTGATCCAGGTTATACATACCCATCTGCAAATACATGGTATTATGTTGTAATAACAAGAGATTCAGCTACTACTAAATGCTACGTAAATGGAATACAAACACCAAACACATCTGGAAACAGTGGGTCTCCGCCAACCACTCAATTTTCAGTAGGAGGACCAGACCCTACTTGGGGTAGTGCAAGATTTAATGGAGGTATTGCTATTGTACAGGGTTACACGAAAGAATTATCGTCAACCGAAGTTCTACAAAATTACAACGCACTAAAATCTCGATTTGGACTTTAATATAAATAATATGTTACTAGCAAAAATTGACCCACCTGCTAATATAGTAGTACAAACATCTCCTTTTGAGCACTCTGTAATAAGTGCTCCTTATATGAGTGTGTTGGCAAATCCGTACATTCCCAATGCTGATGTGACAAACTTCATTCTGTCTTTTGGACACACTGTGCCTCCTTCCCCTCCCGAGGAACCTCAGCTTCCTCTTTATATTTTTGTTTACACATATCAGATACAATTAACAAAAGAGGAGCTATCTACATGGGGCACCGATGATGAAGAATTGTATGAAATAATTGCAAATAAAATTGGATGTTCTATAGTTGAATTTATCAACGTAGATTTGTAAAAAAAAAAAAAAAAAAAACCAATTCATGCAAACATGGGAAGAAGCCCAATCATGGGAGAAAGAGTGGCACGGTAACTGTGTCAATAGCTACAACGAGGAAACCAAGCAATACATCTATGCTGGATTGATGGGATTGGATGTTTATAAAACCAACTACTTTGGACAAATGGGTTGGGATTTTGGAGACAAAAACATTATTGATGTGGGATGTGGACCTTATTCCATTCTCATGAAGAGTAATGCAAAACTAAAAGTGGGAGTGGATCCTTGTGACTACCCAGAGTGGGTGAAAATGCGTTATGAGGCATCTGATGTAAAACTTTTACAGATTCCTGCTGAGGAACTAAAAAGTAAGCATGTTTTTGATGAAGCCTTGATTTACAATTGTTTACAACACACCATCCGTCCTAAAAAAATTATAGAGAATGTATTGGCCTGTTCAAAAATTGTGAGGATATTTGAGTGGGTGGAGCAGGGTGTATCTGATGGTCATATTCACGACTTACATGCTAATGAGCTAGATGAATGGCTAGGAGGTTCTGGAAAGACGGAATATATAAACATAGGTCCTTGTGTAGGCATGGCGTATTGGGGAGTGTTCAAGGGAAGACATTATTAAACCAACGTATGAAAAAATACAGATTTCACATGCTAGGGCTGGTACACCTGCCCTGCAGCAGGGAGTACATGAGCTGTGCATTCACACAAAAGAATCATAAGCTTAGTAGAATGCTCCTAAGCATGGGACACGAAGTGTTCTATTATGGCTCTGAAGGTAGTGATGTTCCTTGTACAGAGTTCATCCAAACCCACACATTGAAAGATATACAACGTGAATGGGGAGATGGCGACAACAGATATGAACTTGGATATGATTGGACAAATACTGATTTCAGACATGACTTTAATAGTTCAAGAACACCTACAACGCACAAATTCTACAATAAGACAATAGATTACATCAACAAAAACAAGAAAGATGATGATTTTCTATTGTGTACACAGGGTGTCTACCATTCTCCTATAGCAGATGCTGTACAATTGTTTCTTACATGTGAGCCGGGAATAGGGTATAGAGGGTCGATTAAAGGTAGATTTAGAGCTTTTGAAAGCAGCTACATACAGAATTTTACATATGGAAGTGAACATCCATATGAATCCATCAACGGGAGTTATTATGATAGGGTGATACCTAATTATTTTGATCCTGAGGATGTAGAGTATCAAGAGGAAAAGGAAGACTATTACCTTTTCATAGGAAGAATGATAAAAAGAAAAGGCATCATTACAGCAGCACTTGCTTGTAATCATCTAAATAAGAAACTAATTATTGTTGGACAAGGAGCACATGTTGACTCAAGAGGTTATTTAGTACCTAACACAGACCCTGACTTCCAACTTCCTCCTGGCACTTGGGAATATTTTGGATATGCTGGAGTGAAAGATAGAAAAAGGTTGATGGGAAATGCCATAGCCACGTTTACCCCTACAGAATATTTGGAGTGTTTTGCAGGAACACATATAGAATCTATGCTTCACGGCACCCCTCCTATAACTACAAACTTTGCTGTATTTCCGGGCACTATTCCTGATCATCTTAATGGGAAGGTGGGATTTAGGTGCAACACGCTTCAAGACTTTGTTGATGCTGCCATCTCAGCAAAAGATGTTGAACATAAGTTTGTAAGGGAGTATGGAGAAAGATTTCTGATGGACAATGTGAAATTGGAATTCCAAAAATGGTTTGATGATTTATACAATGTATATGAATCAGCTGTTGATGAGAATAAGAAAGGATGGCACAGACTAGTATAAAACTAAAAACCAACTACATGAGACAATTAAAATTTATATGTGCTCAGCCTGATGATGTTTATTATTTCTGGCAGACACATGCTTGGCTGGAGAGTTTGAGGCAAATAGGACATTCAGATAAAGCCATTGTCCTTGTCTTCACACCAAGCTTCAGAGAACCAAATGAGGATTGGAAACAGCTAGATGAGATTTATCCTGAGGCTGAGTTCTTCTACCTCAAGGATGAGGATGGAATAAGCAAACTTCTGGGCATATATACTCCCATCCTCAGACCGTACATTCTTATGAAATACTTCAGGCTCCATCCTGAAATGAAGGAATGTGCAGTGTTTTATTGCGATTGTGATGTGATATTCACCCCGCAATTCAATATCGACAAATACATAGATGATGATGTTTGCTATCTAAGTGATACAAACAGCTATATAAATGCAAGCTATTTTGACAGCAAGGAGAGGGATGTACTTCCTCACATGCTTGAGAAATACAAAACATTCGATGTTCTAACAGAGCTAACAGCTCCTGTTGGAATCAATAGACAGATTTGCGAAGCCAACAATCTACATTCAGGAGGAGCCCAATATCTGCTAAAGAATATTGATGACAAGTTTTGGGACAAGGTGATTAGTGATTGTCTCCACATCAACACCTATTTGGCAGGTATTAATAGAGACTTCTTTGAGAATGAGAACAAGGGTTTCCAAAGATGGTGCGCAGATATGTGGGCAGTGCTTTGGAATCTCTGGCTAAGGGGTCTTGAGACAAGGGTGGTGCCTGAGATGGAATTCTCATGGTCCACAGATCATATAGACAAGCTTGAGAAGACAGGTATTATGCACAATGCTGGTGTGACAGGGGAAATGCATGGGGCAATTCCTATGTTCTACAAAGGTAAATACCACGCAGGGATGCTTCCTTTTGATGACCCTCGCCTTGTAGATGAGGTATTGGAAAATGAAAGCAACAAAAGATTGTGCAATAACTACTATCTACAAAAGATATTGGAATTGAAACAAAAATATAACATTAAATACTCGTAAAAATGGCAAATTCTAGAAAAGACCTCAAGGCCTATGTTCGTTTTGATGGCAGTGGGAGAGTTGTACCTAGCAGTCTCATCCTTAGGAGGAGCATGCCCAAGGTGGGTAATTGGAAACAAATCTCGGCATACGAATGCTGTGACCCTGATTTTCCTACAACCACCACCACTACAGCTATTCCTGTTTCTGACTTCCGTCTGAAAACAAACATTGTTGCTACAGGTAACATGATTGGTGAACTGAAGGAATACACATGGGAGTGGAATGATCTTGCCAAATACATTGGCATTGATGGCAATCCTACAAAGGGTGTAATGGCTCAAGAAGCTCTTGAGATGTATCCTCAGCATGTCCACTTCGATGAGAAGATTGGATATTTCCGCGTAGATCTTAACGCTATTACAAAACAAACAAAGAATGGCTAAATCCTTGTTTCCTGAAAAAATGTTGCAGAGCAATGGAATGACATTGGAAACCATCGCCAGCAAGCTCACGTATTTTCATGAGCAACTCCATCTAATTCATTGGCAAACAAACAGCTATGCAGAGCATAAGGCTGTTGGAGAGCTGTATGAATATGTCCAAGACTTCAAAGATGATGTCATGGAGAAGCTTATGGGGTACATGAATAAGAGGCCCAAAGCCTATAAAGCTGAGGCTATTGTTGATGGAGCTTCTTCCAATACAGTGGTGGCAGAGCTTATGAGCTGGTCATACCAATTGTATGAATGGGCTGGTGAGAACAACTATTGCGATGTAGAAAACATGGCTCAGGAACTTAGTGGAAAAGCAAGCAAGACGAAATATCTCCTAACACTGAGCTGAGATGGAAATAGTGACAAAGTTCTTTCCAAAGGTGATGGTGGATAATGAACTTGCCTATCTATCACATTTGGAGGGAATCATCAGCTCAGTGGATGAGATGGCTATTATGGAGATAGTTAAGAATCCACACAGCTATCACTTTAGGCTTGTTCCTTCTGTTCCCAAATATTCTGAAATGCTTTTGGAAGAGATTCTGAAATTCCACACAATGTTGAACATCAGACTCGATCTTTCTAAAAGTATTAAATCAAGTGGAGGAACAATTGTCTTTGATATTTCAATTGAATAATATACATTTACGCATTAAATAAAACCAAATAACATGGCAAAGTTTGACCCTTCCAAGCCTTACACTTGGGAACCAAATGCTCAGTTTGTATTCAATGGTCAGGAATTTGGGCTTATAATGACAGCTATTAGAACCATTCTCTCTTCTCCCGAAGCACAGAAAATCTTCTTAGCCATTGAAGCAAATGAAATAATCCATAACCAACTAGCAAAAGCTGTAGAAGAAGGAACAGCTGTTGAACAGGAAGCTAACAATTAAAACAAACAATACAATGGAAACAAAAGCATGGTATCAATCAAAAACCATTTGGGGCATTCTTGTAGCTGCTCTTGGTTTTGTTATTACAGAGGTGCTCAAAGTGCCTGATGTACAGCTTCCTCCGAATGCTGATTTCGAACAATTGAAAGCGTATGCTGAAGCTGTCAAAGCTGCAGAAGGCAATGTAGCTGTCATCATCAGCCAAGCTGTCTCTGCTGTAGGTACATTCCTTGCTATTTATGGTAGGCTCAAAGCTGAAGGCAAACTCTCCTAATTATGGCAAAGAAGGAAATGATTAAGAGAGCTGATGGCTCTTATTCCCAACGCGGTCTTTGGGATAATTTGAGGGCCAATAAGGGCAGTGGGAAAAAACCCACTGCTCAAATGCTCAAGCAAGAGAAGAAGATTAAGGCTCAAAGTAAAAAGAAATAAAATGTCATCTCATGTAAAAAAATCTGCAAAGAAAATGCAGGCTGGTGGTGTAGCCACTAAGAAAACAAAAGCTCCTATGGTTGATCCTAAAGGTGCTTGGACAAAGGTGCAAGAACGCACTCTTGGTAACATGAAGAAGGGTGGAAAGGTTAAAAAGAAATAGTCATGGCTACGATTAAAAAAGCTCAAAAAGGTTTGAAACAACCTAAATATAGTAATATAAATCTTTTAAGTTGGACAGATAAACCAACTTCAAAGGATAGTGCTGACTATAGATCTGGTTATTTTAAAGGAGTGAGTGATATTAAAAAAGGTCTACCTAAAAGTAAAACTCAATATGATCCTCAATTTGGAATGACTCAAAAAAGGTTAGGGTATGCTGAAGCATATGAAAAACCGAAAAGAAAAACTGGAGGAACTGTAACTAAAGCTAAAGGAGGAAAGTGGATACAATCAGCAACAGCCTCTATTAAACGTAGAGGCACTGAAGGTGTATGCACAGGCTCTAAGTTTGGAGGTCCTACATGTAAGCCGGGAAGCAAGAGATACAATCTTGCAAAGACATTCCGCAAAATGGCCAAGAAGAAGTGAAAAAGAAGGACACCATACCTTCCATAAAAGGAGCAATAACACCTGTTCCCAATGGTCCTCTTATTAAGAAGAAAGGACCTTTCAAAGACTCTACACTAAAAGAAGGTGGAAAGGTGAAGGTGAAAGCTGGTGGTGAGAACCACGTAGTGTATAAAGCTAAGAAAGACACTCCTAAGAGTAAGAAGGGAGACATCATGGTGAACCATCCCACAATGGATAAAGGAAAATGGGACACCATCAACCTCACTAGAATTGGTAGAGCTAAGACAGTGAAGCAGGGAGTGGCCTCCACAAAGAAATGGCACAAGGACAATCCTGATTATAAATACAAAGGCAAAAAGAAATAGCTATGGCAAAGAGTATTAAGAAAGCTCAAGATGGTAGGTCTGTTGTAAAAGGAACTAGGAAGGGACTTGGTGTGTTTAGAACAGAAAAAGAAAGAACCACTGTAGGCGGTTTGGCAAAACCTTATAAATATAAAACAGAATCTATTGATACATCTGGGTATTCAAAAGGAAAACCTAGTTATCAAATGAAAACTGTAGAGGGAGAATCTGATAAACTTGGTTTGAATAAAGTGACTAAAAATAGTTCAAAAACTGTTTCTAGGAAAGATGTTCCATCTACACTAAAGTCTTTGCAAAAAAGGAGTGGTGGTAAAATAGCTAAAAAGAAATAACATGGCAAAAACTGCTGCTTGGACCCGCAAGGAAGGGAAGAGTCCCACTGGAGGTCTCAATAAGAAAGGAATTGCTTCCTACAGAAGGGAAAATCCCGGTAGCAAACTTTCCATGGCTGTCACCACTAAACCTTCCAAGCTGAAACCTGGGAGTAAAGCTGCTAAACGTAGAAAAAGTTTTTGTGCTCGAATGTCAGGAATGCCTGGTCCTATGAAAAAACCTAATGGTAAGCCTACAAGAAAAGCTCTCTCTTTGAGGAAATGGAATTGTTGATAATTAAAATTATACATAATGGCAAAAACTATTAAAAAGGCTCAAAAAGGAGCAAAGACTCCTGCCAAGAAATCTCCTCCTATGAGGGTGTTCACAGAAGCTGACTATCGTCGTAAGGATTCTGTTCCTAGTGAAATGTTTCCCGGAACAATGATCCCTAGGTCTAAGTCTAATTATCACAATCGTGAGTTTGACAAGATGTTTGAAAAACCTAAATCAGCTCCTAAAAAGAAAATGAAGAGTGGTGGTGAGCTTGGAATGAAGTCTGTAAAGGCTGGGTATGACAAGAATCCCGGTGTTACAAGGGCTGACATTATTGTAGCTGCCAAGGGGAAAGCCAAATATGGCAAGAAGATGGTTAAAAAATCTAAATAATACATACAATGAAAAAGCCTGTTAAAATGAAAAAGATGGCAAAGGGTGGAACCCTTGCTCCTTCCAAGACTAGCACCTCCACCAATCTCGCTTCTTACAAGCGCACCATTGGTAAGAACACTAGTGGTAAAGGAAAGATGAAGACCTGTAAAATGGGTTGCTAATGAAAAGCGGCAAGCCAAAGAAAGCTCCTAAAGTGAATAATCCTAGGCCAAAGGACAATTATATGAAAGAGGCTGATACAAAGCTCAGGCTCAAGAGTAAAATGTGGCCTATGAAACAGAAAAGACTATCTAAATGATTGGCTTCACATGCCTCTTCACAATGCACACTAGGTGAATGGTTGGTCTAGAACAGCTATTCTTTGGAAGCCTTCTAAAAGAAAAGCCCTCTTGATCGAGGGCTTTTTTTATTTACAATCCTAAGAGGGTTTTATAAGAAGAAGAATGAGAAGCATTTTTTATGTAATATTTGAATTCATCATTTGCTTCATATTCAGCTTTTGTAAGCTCCCAAGGACAGTGTCTTGCTACATAAGGAAATGTTAAGCTTCCTCCTCCTATGAAATAACTGTCTACATTGTACATGGCAAACGTAGTGTCGATTTCCACATCTACATATACATCATCCATTATTTTTGACTTCTCCCATCTATCTTTTTCATACAGATTGAGTCTGTTGTAATAAGGGCTTTCAGGTTTCACTATTTGCCAATTTAGTCCAAGTCCCACTTTCCTGATGTATGGATGCTTTTCAAGCTTTTCCATCAACACCATAAGAGTGTCATCAGGAGTGTCTTCAAGCCCCATGTCAGAGTCTGTAACAACGTAATGCTTGCTCCCAAGTCTCTCAACAACACCACTTACCCAAGCCCCTCCATGTCCTAGATTTTCACACCTCACCACTTCTACAAGTGTTTGTCTATCATACCAATGTATGAGAGGAGGATATGTAGAACCATTGTCTACAATAATAATATCTCCTACACCATCATATTTCATCATCCTGTGAACCATGGCTACAGGCCATGTGTACAAGTCTCTGTTGTTTATAACAATAGGGATTTTCATTCTATTGTCAGATCAAAGAAGTTTCCATAATTTTCTATGTTAGAAACATTGATTCCTTTGTGAATAAGGAATGGTTTAACGCTCTCATAGAAAGCTTTTCTGTTTTCTTTCCATCCAGGATGAAAGGAAATGTGTATAGGAAGATTCAAGTCCCAAAGAACTCTGTCTTGTAACAATTCTGTTTCATGTCCCTCTACATCTATCTTAATCACTGATATATTCTCTTTATTCAAATTGTATTTAGAAAGTATTTCTGATATAGAAATACATTCGCATGTTATTACATTTTGTTTACAGGAGTCTCTTGTTCCACTTTGACCAAGTACTTCACATCCTATTTCTATTGTTGGATGAATAGAAACAGCCTTTTTTTCTAAATGTATATTTGTAATTCCATTTAGTTCTATGTTATGTTTAAACTCATCGTAAGCAAATGTGTCTGGTTCAAAACATACACATTCTTTTGAATACTTACTTGCTATTAAGGATATAGGACCAATCCAAGCACCAATATCAATAAAAGTTTTATCGTTGTTCCAATACTTTTGTAAAAACTCGAAAGTAGATTCTTCCCAGTAACTATAATGATCTGTCCAGAAATTCTTATTAAGCTTTGTTTCAGCAACATTAATTGTTATTCCTCTTTTTGTAACTAACATATTTTTAAATTAATTGTGTACAAACAAAACCTTGTCAATCTTCACCACTCCCTTGTGTCTATGATTCTTCTTAAATTCTTCAATGAAAAATCCATCAGCAGCATAATGTGTACCTAAATATATGTCATGTGCCACATCTTTTCTTGTGGCAAAAGCTCCCATGTCTATCTGACCCATGTTAAGATGGCATCCAAAAAATTGATAATTATAATGAGAATGCACCATATCCCAATACACAAGAGCTGGAAGATTCACTGTTGCTTTTCTTAGTTCTTCTACAAAGTTTGGAGTGTAATAATTATCATCACCTGTCATTATGATGTAATCAGCCTGAGACATTTGTTTACCTTGTTCTCTAGGCGTATGTCCCCAATCATTATACCTTTTATCCATGTACGCCCATCTTATTCTCTCATCCTCAAACATGGTGCACACATTCTCAATTTCCTCATTCTTGTCATTATCAATCATCACAAGAGCTCCCCAATCACCATCTGTTTGGGCAACAAGGCTTGCTAACATTGCTTTTAGCAAATGGGGTCTGTAATAAGTGGGGATTATAAACTCAACCAGCATTAATAAACTGTTTCAGTTTAACATTATAATCATGCTTCCAATGAGGTTGCAAATAAACATCTCCTTCAGGAATCATGTTCATTCTTCTAAGACTTTCAATATACTCGCTGTGCCTCACCATCACACTAGGTCTATCAGGAGTGTCTGTACCCATACCACTACAATGATAGCCTCTTCCTCCCCATACATATATCCAACTCACCTCATCATCAGGAGGATCAGCAAACACAATGTTATTACTCATTTGCTTTATCTTCACTACAAAAGACATATCATATCCAGCATTCTCAAGAGGATAGCCACCCATCTCTCTCCATATCTTTTTGCTGTAAACAATACCTGAATTACCCACTCCTGTAATAGCAGAAATGTTAGGAGCATTCATGAATATTGCTCTATGCCAATGGAGAAGATCACTACCTTCTACAAACCACTTTTTTACATTGCTAAGATGATTGGGGAGGGCTAGGTCATCATCATCCCATTGCATTATCACCTCTCCTCTACATTGCTCTGTAGCAAAGTTTTCCTTATCCCCAAGAGTATTGAAGGTTTCACTCAGATTGAATATCCTAACATTGGGATGGTCAAAGATGAGTTTTTGAAATGGACAGTCATTGACTATCACCATTTCTTTCTCCCCATCATATTCTTGAATAAGGAAAGAGTGGAGTGACTCTTCCAGAAACTCCACTCTTCCATAGGTTATACATTTTGCAGATAGTAACATAATTACCAAATGTGGATGATGTCAAACGGAGATATTAGTATCACTTTCTTAGCATCACTGATGCTGATGACAGAAGCATTCTGAAGAGCTTGAGGATCCACCATAACTTTGTCACCTTCTGCAATATCTGTCACCAGATCACCTACAGCATACACTTCCAAGCTGGTATATCTCTTTTTCTCTTCCTCGATGAATGCCTGTTTCAATTCCTCTGTGAGATAGATGGGGCTTTCCTTGAATTCAGGAATGTTAAGATATACACGATTCCCTCTAAGTTTCTTAAACTCTTTCATCAGTCGTCAATTTTTGTCAGTTTATAAAACCTTTCAGCATCTTCAGGCTCAAGATGGATTTCAGACTGGTAGGTGTTCCTTTCTCTTCGTGTTTCTTTGACTTTACCTGTTCTTTGGTCGTAAATAGGCACCTCCAACACACGCTCATGAAGATCATCCAGAAGAACAAGCGTCCTTCCATCATCTTCTATAACAGTGCGAATCACCTTGTTTACATTAAAACTGTCCTTCACTTCCTTTTCCCCATTCTTACGGGTGTAGTAGAATTGATTTTTTTCCATATCCTATTATTTGATTTTAGCTGTATTACTGTCTAACATTGCTGCTTTCCTCACATAGCACTTAGGACTTCTACATCCTTCACTTGCCATACTCATATTCAAGAATACGAGCAACAATATCACTCCTGTGATTCTCCTTGAGCTTAATCCATTTGATTTCATCTATTTTCTTTGATAGTTCAATAACATAACTAAGACCATTGTACTCATCTCTTATATCCTTCTGCTCATTGTCTCCATTTATCACAATCTTTCCTGTCTTCCCAAGCCTTGTGAGAATAGCTAGCATTTGAGCTTTATTCATATTTTGACTTTCCTCAACAATCAACAAATCGTCAATTGTCTTTCCTCTGATGAATTGCACAGGATAGGCCATTATTTTCTTGTTGTTTATCAAATCATTGACCTTCTGCTCATCATAGCATTTGAACAGATTCTCCTGAAAAGCCTCCATATAAGGATTGAACTTTTCCTCAAGAGCTCCGGGTAGAAATCCCATGCTAGATCCCACTTCAATAGTGGCTCTTGTGACAAACACCTTGTCCACTTGCTTCTTAAAAAGAAAATCCAAAGCACATTGAGCGCCAATTAACGACTTTCCACTACCAGCTCTACCAGTGATGACCACTATCTGATGGTCAATAATCAGCCTTTTGGCTTCTTTTTGTTCATCATTTAGCGTAATCTTGTACCTTATGTCACTCTTGAACTCCTTCTTTGGCTCTCTCATCATACTTCCTTATTAGCATTTGCCTTCTGTTGTTCACTTCCTCATACTTATACATGTCTATTTCCACCATCTGATGTTCGTCAAAGGTAACAAGAATTATATTATCTTCATCAAACTCAGCCTCAGGATATTTGCTTTTTGGAAGAATATGATGAAAAAATATGGAGAGAGGCTGTTTTCCAAGCCCCTCTCCACTTATTTCAGAAATATGTTGTCTTTTGTTCCATATGCTCAAGAAGAAATCAAACAATGGTTTTTTGTTCTTCTCAGAAGGTTTTGCTTTTAATGGTTTTCTTGGCTTGTGTGAAAAGCACCATTCCCCTACGCAATTCTTTCCACACTTCTTACACTTGTTCATAAGCCTGTACTACCAAATCCCCCTGTTCCTCTCTCTGTAGTTTCTAGCTCGTCCACTTCTACAAACTCCACATCTAGCACCTTCTCAAAATATATCTGGCAACATCTGTCACCAATAATGAAAGGTAGAGGGGTTTCATATATCTTTCCATCAATAGGTTTTATCTTCATCATCCACTCCCCAATGTAGTCGCTATCCACCACTCCTATTCCATTATTCATCACCCAGTTAGTCTTTGTAAATCCACTTCTAGGCACTATCACTCCTCTATACCCGTCAGGAATCTTTGTGGCAAATCCCAATCCTATAACAACACTATTGTTATTGTCAAATGAAATACTTGCAGCATGAGCATCATAACAAGCAGCATGTAAGCTCCCTTTTACAGGGAGCTTTGTGCTATTGTACAACTTCTTGAACTGTATCTTCAGAGCCATTGATTTTCTCTTTTATTTTTTCAACAATGTTGTTATAGAATTCTTCATTATCCATCACCATTTTCTTGAAATCCTCAATGTCGTATTTCACTTCATCAAGTGTGATGGTTTTTCCCCATTTCTTGAATATATCATGCTCATTTCCCAGCTCCATTATTTCAGCCATCTTGTCAATACCCTCACCATACACAATTTCAAACTGAGATTGTTTGTAAGGGTTGCCCATTTTGTTCTTTACAGCTTTCACTTTTGTAGTGTTGGCATAAACAACATCTCCATCCTTGGCCAAACTCTTGCTCACTTCTATGCGTACATCGGAATAAAACTTAAGAGCATGTCCACCTTGAGTTGTTGTGGGATTGCCAAACATAATTCCAATCTTCTCACGATATTGACTTACAACAATAACACATGTTCCATTATTGGAAAGAGCTGTCTTAAGCTTAGGATAGGCATTGCTATTCAACCTTGCTTTATAACCTATGGAACTATCACCCACCTCACCATCAAGCACCTTCTTGGGAATCAAACTGCTATCACTGTCAATGATGACAAGATCAAGCTCTCCAGTGGTTATCATGTCAATAGCTATGTTAAATCCCTCTTCACCACAGCTAGGTTGAGCAATAAGCATTTCAGAAGTGTTGACACCAAGAGCTTGGAAATACTTCTTATCCAATGCATGCTCTCCATCAATATAGAGCACCTTTCCTCCTTGAGCTTGACAATTAGCAGCAGCATGTCCACAAATTGTAGACTTCCCGCTTCCCTCCCAGCCCATCAATTCATACAACCTACCTTTAACAAATCCACCAACACCTAATGTCACCCAATCAAATCCAATGCTTCCTGAAGGAATAATGTCGTAATTACCATTGGTCTTGGTGTCAAGAGTGATGACAGACCCTTGTCCATAAGTCTTGTTAAGCTTTTCCAGTGTCTCCTGAAGCTTACTCTTTCCTGAGCTCTCAATTTTCTCTTTAGCCATGTGTTGATATTGTTTTCAAATTTACAAAAATTTAGACACCATACCAATTAAAAGTCTCTTTTTATGAAAATGCATACATCCTTGTATCTCAACATACTACGATTGAATACATCATGTATCATTTCATTACAAAGATCTTCTTTATTCAATTCATACACTCTACCAATCATCCAACGCTGGGCATCTCTTTTAGTCCTAAACCATTTTTTTAACTCGTATGTACCTGTAGGAGTTTTTTTCAAAGATTCTCCACACAGTTCATTTGCTGTTTCAAACTGTTCATCTGTTGTAACAGAACATATACAATTAACTCTCATATAAATTGGTTTTAAAAAATAAAAACCCCCACCGTAGACACGGCAGGGGGAAAATGCAAAACGAAAAAATCATTGTATTTCTCTTTTCTCAACAGCTCCTTTTTTCCATTTGTCAACAAAAGGACAATGTCGACATTTATTTCCACAGCAGTGTTTATTCTTCTCAGATAGATATTTCTCTGTAAACACTATTTTCCCATCTTCGAGATAGTAGTGGACATTCTCTATAAATTCCTGTTTCATTCCAAACTGCATTGTCCACCAGCGCAAGCTGCGATAGCACCGAAGTCCACAGTGTCATCAAGCTCTATCACCTTTGTGAGGTCTATAGAGCTAACACTAGCCATCCTCTTTTCATATTCTTCTTTGGTGATGTCCTCAAAAGGAGCTTGAATGAAACTGCCTCCCCAATAAGGAAGAACACTCAACCCATTGTAATAGTCTTTATTGTCCCACATCCATTGTCCTACAGCTTCCCACTCATCAACTTTATATACAAGATCATCTTCCTCATCCACTGCAACCCATTCATTCTCTCCTTCTGTATAAAGTCTATTTTTATCAATAGAAATTGTAGCACTGACATTGTGGGAGTTGTTTCCATTTCTATGCCCCGGCTTAATCCATTCTTTGGAGAACTTCTTAACACGCTCTAGGGTGTCAATAGCAGTTTCAGTTCTGAGAATGGAGCCCTCAGGAGCTTTTACAGGAATCCTTACACAAAGGGTGTCTGTAGGTCTCAGTTGGTCATCTTCGCACAGTTCAGGATGATTTACCATCAAATAGGCAGCAATGTCCTCATTCTTATTGAATCTCATTGTCCTGAGATAGTAATCATTGTGCCAAGCATGGATGCCACTGGAAGTACCTAGCACCAAAGATGTGGTTCCCGATGGCTTTATGCATGTCACCCTAGCTGCTTCATTTATACCAATAGTGGAAGATACAAAAGAGTTCATCATTTTAGCTTTCTCAGAGGCTTGTGTCAAGTCTAGAGAAAGCACTTTCCCACTAGCAATGCCTGTCATTCCTATACCCAGCAAAGCATCCTTCTGAGTGGTTTTAGACCATATAGGCCTTAGATAGTGGAAATCTGTAAATCCAGCTTGGAGGGTGCCAAAGAATGCTGCTATGGTGGCTCTTTGATTAAGGTCTTCCTGACTGTCTATATCATCTGCGTTTATTTCGCAAAGGTTGCAAAATTGATAGGGTCTAAGAGCAATCTCTACGCAAGGGTTGGTTCCCCATTCCAAATCATTTGTCCAATAAATCCCAGGCTCTCCACTGTTGCTAAGCTCTATCCTTTTCCACAAGTCAAAGAATTCCTGAGCAAATATCTCACCTCTAAGAAGTACAGCACTATTGTTTGCTCTACCACGCTGTTCATTCATTTCCCACCAGTTGCCATACTTACATGTAATCATCTCCTCATCATCATGGCTAAAGAGGGCAATCATTGCCGATCTCCTAATTCCTCCAGAGAGAACGCTATTTGCAATATGGCAAAGGATGTCATGACATTCAAGAGGAGACAATTGTTCCCCTTCTTGCTTCCTGTCAAGAATAGCTTGTATATGAGCTATGCATATTTTAAGTGGTTCAGGACCAGGAGCCTTACCCCCTGCTGTAACAAGCCTAGCTCCCTTGTGCCTAATAGCCCTGAAGTCAAACTTAGGCATAAATGCTCCCTCAAGATAGGCTTTCATCAGCACCTTTACAGCATCTGCCCATCCCATAATGCTATCCTCAATGAGATAGTTTCTTGCTTTTCCGGGTTTCTTGATTGAAGGAAGCTGTGCAACATGATGCTTTTGTACACTATATCCCACACCTGTACCCCCTAACAAAAGGAACATTGTTTCACTAAAACTGTATATGCTATCAATTGGCAAATAACAGCAGTTGTAAATCCTAGAATTGTTCACCTCAGCTGCAGGTCCTGCAAACTGAAGAGCCCTCATGGAAGGAAGCACCTTTTTCTCCTTAATAAAGACAATATTCTCATCAATCGTAGTTTTCAAAATGGGATACTTTTTCACCATCATATCCCTATACCTGTCCACTATCTCATCCCAAGTTTCCCTTCTTTGAAGCTCAGGAATATATTTTGCGTATTTTGAATACACAGTGATGGCACTTAAAGCCTCCAATCCAAGATCTTTCATTGCAAAAATTTAATGGTTAAAAATTAGGGGGACGACAAATATATCGCCCCCCAAGTTCATAACCAAGAGATGTTAAACTTTGCCTCTAACCAAGTCTCTTATCTTCTCTCCCAGAGCAGCATCATTTGGCTCTGTTTGAATAATATGTATGAGTTTCTCTAAATAGAGACTAGCATCCATCAACTCCTCTAATAGGTGTTTAAAATAGTTGTCTGTGTTGTTTTCGTGGAGAGTGGTGCCGTATTTAGCAATCCCTTTCTCACTTCTTGTCTGGTATCTCTCCACCAGACTTGTTACAATTGGGTCTTTCATTCTGAAGATTTTGTTATAGCTAGTGTGGAATTGAAATACACTCTTATCTGGTCACTTCTATAATGTCTAACAACACCACCATCACACAAAACAACACACCAAATGTCGTTCTCAAAAGCTCCGCTATCTGTAACATAGATGGCATATCCATCCTTGTCACCCTCCACTACCACTGGAATCGGCTTCTGGAATTCTAACATTGTTTAACTTTTTCTCCAAAGCTTTAAACGCTTCTTCAACAGCTTTGTATTCCACCTCTTTCCTAGTTGGAAAGAGTTCATCAGAAATTATAGATTGATGGCTGTTGTCCACTCTCCAATGCCATCCACCTTGCATCCAATTGGTTGACACAAATACACCATTATCATCCAAAGCATCAAAGAGCATTCTGGGATTTGTACCCACTAATTTAGACAATGTTTCTCCATTCAAAGAAAAAGATTTTGCACCTTCTACAAAATCTTTGGGAAGACCTTTTGCATTTAAGGAATCAATGAACGCTTTTGTGTAATACTCACAAAGGAGATTAGTAGTTTTGGGGTGTTGTTCTAGCAGAGTTTTCATCCTTTTGTTTTTGTAATTCTTCACCTTTCTTTTTCCACCAATATGCATCATAGGAATAATCTGCATAGGATTCATATGGGTCTCCTTTTTCATTATTCCTAATGTCATACACCATTTGACAACCTTCACTATGCAATTTACAATATTCAATTGTAGCGTCTATGCCATATTTTGCTAACAAATGGTTGAATATTAGTTCATTCCACATAATAAACTTCTTTTATCTTTTCAATATTAAGCACTTCTTCTTCTTCAATAAATCCTTGCCAATACTCCATGTCGTCTGTAAACTCTATTCCTATCCTGTCCTCCCAATATTTCTTAATGTCTGGAGTTTTGTTAAAAACACGATATTGAAGGGATATTTCATCCCTTCTCAGTCCATTTTTTACAATTCTTACAATCTTAGGAAACTGTCTTTGAAACTCTTCGGAAGTGGAAGAATACTTGCCCTGTTTTATGAGTTCAAAATCCTCATTAAACTTATTATTCAATTCATACACAAGAACTACAAATCCTCCATCATAATCATAATCCTCTATCAAGGACTTTGTTCTTTCATACTCCTCATCTACAAACATCTTGAACAAATGATCATTGGTTGGCTTGAAGAGAACATAAAGACATCCTTCATAATGCACTTCTTTGTTCCCATCTTTGACATAAGCATTTATCAACCCATTCTCTCTAATCTTCTCTCTGTCTATCTTCAGAGTGGGCAGCATGAATATTGTAGTGACATTCTTCCTTATTACATTCATCAATTCAACCTTTTATGTTCAACACACCTCTCCTTTGAAAATTCTCCCTGCTAATGTCCCATTTATTGTTCTCAACAGCCCATTTGAGATCTTTGATGATTTTATGTACACCGGGATATTTCCTTCCCTTGTGTTCAAATCCCTCATAAGCATCTGCCATGTCCTCTCCATCCAGTGTATATATCAGAGGAGAATAATAGCTACCGCTATCACAAACAATGAATTGCAAAGGTAGCACCTTATAGTCGCCTTCTACATCATTCTTTATTGTAAGGCATGCACAATAATACACATATGCCTGAATATAAGCCCTACGATAGAGATAGTAGTCCTCATAGAAGTTCTCAACACTCCACACACACTTAAGGTCATATGGCTGGATGGTCTTCTTTTGGTGGTCAATCACCACCTTATCAATCATTCCCTTGAGTTTCAACCCATCCACCTCAAAACTTTCTATTTGCATCTGATTAAACACCTCATACCGAGAGCTGCTTACAAGATTGACAATCTCGTGTGTAACATCGCTGGTTTTGAGGGTTTCAACAATCCTCTCAGCAATAGATGCCTCCTCAGCTGTTACAACAGACAGTCCTTTAGCCCTGACATTCCTAATCTCCTCATAATACATTTCTGCCTCACTTCCTACAAACTTGCCAATCACTGTCTCAAACTTCATCTTGAAGCCACTTTCAGCATAAGCATCCTTGGCTATGTCCTCAAAGCTCCTAGTGATGTTACCTTTCTCATCTGTAGCAGCTATTGTCTGTCTATACAAAGCCTCTACAAATTCAAGCATCAACCCTGTAGGAGGGCTAATGAGACTTGACATGCTAAACTTCTCATCAAAGAGCTCAGGTTCCATTAACAATGTCTCCACTAGCTTACCCATAAGAATGGCAGAGGATTCCTTTTCCTCCACATTCTCTCCCAATATGTGCTTCTTGTAATACTTTCTCCTGTCCAAGGAGAATTCCTTCAAACTACTACTACTATCGAGACTGAGTGCTCGATATTCCTTTTCTGTTTTTCCTTTTATCATCTGATTCGGATTTGGTTTTTATAGAATGACAATTCTCGCACAAACATTGTAAGCCTTCCACCTCACAAAACAACCTTTCTACAAAATCTGGCAGGTCTTGTGCAGAATTAAGACTTCCTGCTGGGCAAATATGATCTGTGTTGATTTGCTTTTCAGGAAACCATTGTTTACAATGATTGCACAGATATTCGTATTTCTGCCTTTTGTTAGGGCCTTTGTACACCCTACGTGCATTCATCTTGCATTGTGTAATAGGCTTCCACCACCTACTCTTGTTCCTAAGAGCAGCTCTTATCATGCTCCAGAACATAGATTCTGTCATGGTGCCATTGTTCCTTGTCCTAAGCAGCTTTTTTCCCTTTGCCATTGGATTTCAATCTTTTCCACGTCACCCACAAGATAGCCTGAAGCTGACAAGGCCTCAAGTTAACTCTTTTTGAGAAATCTACAGTGGCTTTTTTTATAAATTGATACTGCTTGGGAGTGACAGATTCTGTATTAATTCCTGTACACACTTGGATGTGATGCCTGTCTACAGTGACATATTCTCCATCATCAGGAGAAAATATGTTATTGAAGAAATTGACAGTTTTCAATCCTTTTAATTGTTTTTCTATGCTTTGTTTGCATTCAGGTCCTTTTAGGATGATGAAAGCCTTGTCCATTTGTTTTGTAAAATGGCTATTCACCTGTCCTTCTTTTTCTATAAACTCTTTTGCTATTCTTTTATTCACATTCCATTCTTTCATTGGAGAAAGAGCAGAAACAATACCTGCCACTTTCATTACATGAACATTGTAAGTGTTTGATAATGAATGAGAAAAGGAATTGGCACTTTCGTACCAATTCCTTCCTTCCTCATAATCATCAAACGTCACCTCGTCATACACTCTTGCAATGTTTGACATTACAAGCTGTGGATGGTTATACAAGATTTTGAACTCGTTTGTTGATTTCATTCTTCATTTCTTCTAGCGATGAAACGATATTTACCATTTGGTTATAAGACATTGAAGGAATGTTAAAACTATACTTCCTCATCTCTTTTGAGAATCCTTCCTTCGCTTTTTCCTCAAGTTGTGAAAGCTGGTCAATTGCATAAGTTTCATCAAGCTGAAGGAAATCAAATGATCGAGAAGACATTATCTCATCAGCTTCTTGTATGTTTGTTATCATGAAAGGCAGGTATTCATAACACCTACCCTTCTCTTCGCCAATGCCTACCACTTTCATAGGATTGTGAAGAGTGAATACAGTGGTGTCACCGCAGAGAACATAAGGAGCTGTATGCCCAGCGAAATGAAGGCCTTTATGGGCGCAGTCGGCTGTAGACCAGCTACATTCCTCAGGAGGCATGCTTACAGCTTTTCCTATGCGAATGTCGAAAGTCTTAGAGTAATTGTCTGTATAACGATTACCTTCTTCCTCAGGAAGAGTGGAATAAAGAGTGTCTAGATTGCCAACAATAGCTCCTTTGTAATGGGTGTTGGTCACTTTCTCAATAGAATACTCTCCATCAATTTCCATTACACGGAAGTTGACAGGATTCTTCTTCCATACAGCTTTCACCTTATTATAAGCATTGCTTACAAACTCTGTAAGAGCGGTGTCAGCATTTTCCACCTTTACAACATTCCTCAGAGCAACAAAGAAGCCCTGCTTGGTGATTTTCATGCCATTCTTGGTGAGAAAGTCATACAGCCTGTCAGCCACTTCAGCCCTTGGATTGAGGCAGCACCACAGAAAGAACCTCTTTAGACCAATGTATTCCTCATCATTCACAATGCTTTCCACATCTCCATTATGACGATGGGCAATGATGGCAAACCTTTCTACAAGAAGAGAAGGAATTGTTCTTCCTGTACTCTTCATCACCACCATATTGTCTCCTATAAACTCAAACTCTTTATTGAGGCTTTTGAGAAGGTGTATTCCATTAGCAACACTAGCTTTCTCCTTAGCATCAACTTTCTCATCTTCCATCCTTTTAAGAGAAACTTCATCAGACAGGAGAGACATAATCTCCTCTTCTGATGCACATTGTCTGATTTTAGCATATGTATCCACGTTCTCACTAGCCTTTACCAAAACATCACCATTATCAAACACTACAGTGATGACATCATTTACAAGCTTGAGCTTGGAATAAGGCTTTTTAGAAACCTCTACGTTCTCTTTCACAACTTCTTCTGTAGGCTTGTTCTTCATGAACCAATTAAAACTAAACATATTTGCTGTTTTGCTTTTAAAAATAGGGGGAATTCCACCCCCTTTGTTCTGAATGATTTCATTGTTTCAAACGATAATAGGAAATGTCTAAACGTATGTGATTTCTCTTGCAAAGCTGTACAATTACATCCTTTAACACTTTTGCATCACTCCATGATGCAACATCATAAATAGTTGGAAGCCATTCATATTTCTCAAGAAATGCCTTTATTTCCAAGAATGTTCCATAAATAGAATAATCGTACAGATTCTCCTCTTTGGCAACATCTAGTATTTTTTGAAACACTTCATTTGCACTAGAGTTAAATAAATTCTCTTTTGTATAATAATTCAAATGGTCCACTTTTTCACGCATGCCAAAAGGTAAAAACCCATCAAGCTTTGCATGTCTACTAAAAACATCTGAAACACTATTGTTATTCTTAAAATTATAAATGATGTGAGCTGTCACTAGCCTTTTAAAAATCTTGTTATTTCCTTTCATGAAATCAACAACATTCATACAATTATGAACGTTTGCCTCATTCAACAATTTCTCATCATTAACACCCACCAATGCTATTCTTATTTTAGAACGGTCCATGTAAGGAAAGAGACCATCCAAAAGCTCCTTTTGTTCCTCTCCTCCATAAATAATGAATATTTTACCCTTTCTTACAGAAGAAATCTTCATCAATGTAGGTGTGAACTTGCAATTAGCACCTTTGGAAGAAGCTTTTTCCAAAACATTTCCCAGTTTGAAATTCACTTCTCCATCAATCCTCTTTTTTCTAACAGTGACAACAGAAGACGAAGGTGCTCTCTGCCTCATTTTCTTTATTCCATCAATAAAATCTTGAGGAGCTTCAATCGAAGGTTTGATATAAGTATTAATACAATGTTCAACAATCTTCTGAGCACAAATAATCAAATTCCTCCATTCACTCTTAGGATGCTTGTGAAGATTAAGTGTTAAATAATACCCTTTCTTTCCACGAAGAGTGTTGATGGATTGTTTTTTAACAACAAACAGACACTCATTCTTTACATTGCTTCTTATGTAAGACTTGTCATAATTGCTAAGTTTTTCCTTATTGATGATGTGAACATTCTTGTTCCAAAGATCAGGAAGGTACAAAGGCCTTACATTGGAAGAAAACCTTCTGGTATCAAATTTTGATGATACAACATAACTTTCATTCAACATTGCGAAACTGCTCTCAAAGAATGATTTGTAATCAAAACCTGAATAATGAGCATTCTTCAATTTCATGTCATCAATAGAAACAGAGGAATGAACCAACAGCTCTTTCAGATCAATCCTCTTGTCTCCAATGAAATAGTATTTTGAATCAAACCTGTAAAAATCATACAGCATTTCAACATTGTCAGTGGTGGAATGATGGTCATTGAACCTCTGTACAAGCTGAGTGCACACTTTCCTAATCTTGTCAACAATGATGACTTTTGCCTCAGATGTATATCGGATGGATTCCCTGTTTGGCGTAGGATAAATTCCATCACTCAAGCTAAACCTCAAACCAATAGGAACATCTATAGACCTAATTCCTAGTTTAGAATAGTCAATAGGATAGTAGACATTGTCAAGACAAATGTGCATTCTATCATCATTCACCATTTCACTATACTGATAGTCATCTGTTCTGAATATCTTGAAATCATTGCTCATTCCTTCTACATTGAAGAACACGTTTTCAAAATATGCAAGCTGTTCTACAATCTTCTTCTTGAAGTCTGTAATGTGCCAAGATTTTACAGGAATCACCACCTTGACACCGTTTCTTTCAGTGGTGGGAGATTCATGTATAAGGTCTATTTTGTTCATTTCATCACTCTCATACATGGAATATTTCCTTTCCATTCCATTTTTCCTACATACAAAATAGAATGTAGAAGAATATGCAAGAGGTGCTTTGAATCCCAATCCAAACATTCCTAGCTCTGTAGCAGAATTACGTTTTGTACTCTTGCCATATTTGCTAATGATGTTCTCTACATCATCTCCATCCAAGCCAAGACCAAAATCCTCAACAGAGAATTCATAATTGCCTTGATTGTTAGGCTTTAGACTTACAATAATAGGCTGTTGTGAGACACCTGCCCTTCTGTGGCTATCTAGGGCGTTAGAACATGTTTCACGAATAGCAGATCCTATGCCATCGGAATACAGGTTTTTACTTAACATCTGCATCAGCATGCTGGCAGAATCTAAGTCGAGTGTCATGTCAATGCTTTGTGAGGAAACTCCTTCCTCCAAAATCACCACATCGTTTTGCTTTTCAACAATCATATTTTCTAGTTTTTATTATCAAGCCATTGAATTTCAAAATTGTTCATGTCTTTAAGAAGCTTATTCAATCTGTTGAATATGTCATCTGCATTCCATTCTGTTCCCTTGTAAGCTGCTGCTGCTGGGTGAGAGACAGTGAAACTCCATTGGAAAGGGAATACGTATTTTTCAAACTGAGCAGCATCTTTACCTAAGAATACAATAGGGGCTCCTGTGTGAGATAGAACATCTTCTATGAGATATTTTGTAAATGGATGCCATATTTCCAAATGACTTCCTGCTTTGTTTATCTCAGTGGTGAGAGATGCATTACACATCAGCACTCCCTGTTTTGCCAAATAGGTGACATCAGGATTGAACCACCTACCTTGGCTGTTTCCTCCATACACATCTCTCTCTATTGTCTCATAGAAATTCCTAAGACTGGGCTGAAGAACATCTGTATTGCTGCATCCCATCAGCAATCCATCAGCAACAATGATGTTGTCATTGATGGTTTTGTAAATTGTGTGATAGGGAGCCATGCCCATGAGAACAAGCTTCACATCATCATAAGGTGTTTCTCTAAAACATCTGAAGGTGTTAGAAGAAGAAGGGGCAATTACATGCCCCCTCTTACTTCTGTTCTTCAAATGTTCATAAATCTTGTCACACTCTTCTGATTCTATGAAGGGTCTCATTTTCGCATGCCAACTCTCATGGAATTGCTTGGAAAAATTATCCCAATTCATATTAGAATACTTCTATAGGTGTGTTATTATTAGTGGCTAAATCCTGTGTTACCACCATCGAAGAAGATTTTGCATTCACAATAGCACCTGATTCATTCACAAACCATGTGTGAGCATCAATGTGATTCTCCATCCAGAGGCTGGGGTGAAGCTGTTTCATGGAGAAAGTGGTGAAGTTGTACAATTCCCACATGGTGTTAGGAGCATTATAGTCGTGCGTAGGAGCTTTAATCTCCTTGCTGATGATGTTCAGCTGTGTGCTATGGATGAAGTCCTCTTCGATGAACATGCGACCAATGAGTTCAGCCCTCAGACGAGGAGAAATCTCAATAGTCTTCATCACTTCTCTCTCCTTCTGCATCATTGAAAACATATCTCCTGCTTTTGTGATGTATTCAGCAATCTTGGAAGGAGTGAATTCCTGTACATCAGAAACATGCTTACGCTTGAAAGCTCCCATGTCTCCATGTACAAGACCATTACCACACACAATCACATAAGCACCAATAGCAAACTTGAGACTCTTGGACTTGTTATAGCTGTTCTGCCAAGCAATCTGAAGCTTCATCTCACTATCGTTAACATTGCTGATGGAATATCTGCCAGTGGCAACAAGACCATCAATTGCTGAATAATATTGTTCACTCTCCACCTTAAAACCTGCTTGCTCAAGAGATTGCATTGTAACATCAATAAGATGTCCATGAGGAATAGCTTTGTAAGTTCTTGTAGTGGCAGGAACATTGATGTTCAAAAGATACTGCCTGTCGGAAACATAGCTCATTTTGTTTGGTTTTGTTAATTAGAAAAATTGTTATTCACTTCCGTTTGATAGCCAAGTTTTTTGGCTACATAATTAATATGTTTAGCTGTGGTGGCACTCCACCATTTATGTATGAACACTTTCTTTTGAGAATAATCAACAGTGGCAACGTGTGTGTTATAGGACATCACTTTTTCACCATCCAATTTTAAGTTCTTCGTATACCTTTCTAGTTCCAATTTTGTGAAATTTTGATTGTTTGGTTAAAATACTTACTTAATACACCTTCTAAAATCTCTATTGGTATACATTCCACCTCATCATCTTCCGAATTAGATAGCCATTCTACATCCTCTTGAATAGCTGCCACCAGTTCTGGTATTGTCATAATAATTGTTTTTCCTTTAGATAGTGTTCGATTGATTGTAGACCATGCTTTTTTGCTAAATCAGCAAAATCCTTGATGCCTTCGTTTAAATAGATTTTAGGAACGTTTATGTATTCGAAATTAAACATCTTCGTTATCTTCTGACTGTTCATCACACCAGCCCCATCGCTATCAAAAGCCAATATCTGACGTGATGAATTAGCTCTTATATGCTCTACATTCTCTTCGTTAAAACATGCTACACTTTCATTCTGAACAGCACAAACATAAGGAAACACTTTCTTCAACACCATGTAGTCTTTTTTAGACTTGGTGATGATGGCTGTATGATTAGCTTTTATGTCATCTTTTCCATCCATTGTAACAATGGGAACATTATTAGGCATCCATTTGCTCTCTCTTGGATTTAAAGGCCTGTAAATCTTCCAGCATCTGTCATACAGATAGCCAAACACCATCTCCTTCTCAGCAATGTTGAACAATTGCCTGTTGAGAAACACTTTCTTTACAGCATATACATTGTTGTTCCTAAGATCATCCTCAGTTTGATGGTATTCGTTCCAATATTGAAGTTCTCTATTGGTAAACTTTCTTGTCACCACCTGCACCAAGGAATAACACTTAGCATCATCCATTATAGGCTGCTCATATGTATTAATGATGTTTGTCTTGTAGTCCTTCTTTACAACACCTTCTCCAATACCAAGACCAAAATCGACATCTATTCTCTGAAGAGTTTCCTTAATGGTGGGATGATTGAAAAGAGCTCTTACAAACTCAAAACAATCACCTCTTTTGCTGCTGTCTGCAAAATCTATGAAATACAACTTCCCATGTCTGTCTCCTATTATGAAAGAGGGATGGGAGTCTTTTCTAAATGGAGAATGGCATGATCTATTGAGTTTCCATTCATTAGGCATGTAATATTTGAAGATGTCATACTCGCTAATTAGTGACAGCACACTTTCTTTGGTGAGTCTCACCCTCAAACCACCCTTTATCATATTGTTCAAATATAAGAAAATCCCCACCACATACCAATAGGATGTGATGGGGATTTAGAAGGAAATGCCTACAATTAATAGCTGTCGTCGTCTGAAGAAATCACCTTGTCAGAAGCTGTCATGTTCTCAAGTGAGTTGTATTCACGAAGCTCCTTGAGAGAATAGAAATCCCTGCAGCCATATTCTCCAGTGATGTTGACAACAAACCTTTCGTGGGCCTTTAGCTCTTTGCTCTTCTTGAGCCTTAGGCTGTTCTGAAGTTCAGGCTTGGAATAATCCACAAGTCTGAATTGTTTCAGAGCATATGAGGGAAGGAATGCTTTGTTGTATACTCCCTGATATTCCTTTATTTCACCATCCTTTTCGACGGTTTTTACAGTGGCGAGAGCTACAACATTAGTGCAATATTCACCATCAATCTGAGACCTGATGTCTTTTACATTGCCTTTCATCAGCATTTTCCAATCAATCTCAAGCACAGTTTCAGCATCACGATAGTTGAGATTACCAAGCCATGTCCTGAGGAAATTATAAAGCTCTTCCTCACCTACATAAGCTGTACGATAGTCCCTTCCAACAAACCAATCAGGAAGAGAGTTCTGACTCTCTGCCCAAGAGGTGGTACCGATGCTGTTGATGAATTGCGTTTTTGTACCATCCTTGTTGCTCTTCTTCTTGTCCTCAAGGAAGAAGTTCACTTTATACTTCTCCTTGGTTTTCACCTCTTCAAGCCAGAAATCCACCCTAAGAGTGGTGTTTCCTTCAGTGGATGTACCAAGATATTCTACAGCCTTGCTTCCCTCTTTGAGTTCAATTCCAAGAATCTCGGAATACTCCTCCATAGAAGGATTTACAGCAATCACCTTGGCTTCGAACAGGCCTATCTTTTTTGCAAAATCCTTCTGTTCGACATTGCTTTCTCGTTTACTTCCTCCAATTGCCATTGTTTTGTGTTTTGTTTTTGGTTAAGAATAATACTCGTCTACTTTTTTACAAACAAGATTGAGATCGTTGGGAATTTTAAGATCCTCAAACATTCCGCTAGGAGATTTTGCAGGGAATTTCTTAAACCTGTTTGTAAGGAAATAATAATTTGCTGCACCGTCTTTGCTTTCTTCTACATACGTGTAAAGACAGATGGTGAACAAGCCCTCAAGAGCGATTTGATTATCAAGAGCTTTGCCAGAGGTCTTTATCTTATATCCCACTATCTCACCACCATCTTCAATAGTTTCCGGATGGGAGAAATAGAACACTTTGATGTCATCCCTAAGTTTCCTAGCTGTCTTGAACAAATCCACCATATCTCTCATGAGAATAGTGAATTTTGTAAATCCCACCTCTGTAGCTTTTTCAGCCATTCTGAAGCTCATCATGTAATTGCTGTCCTCAATAATGATGTTCTTGATTTGAGGAGCTTTTTCAGAAAGTGTGAGCAAAAGACGTGTTACATCATTTATGTCATCCACTTCCTTGTAATTCTTGTTTTCCGTGTTGTACATCTTTTCTGCTCCTTTGAAGGGAAGTTCCTTCTTTGCAACATTGATGATGTAGGTTTCCTTGGAATCTAGATGCTTGATGGAAGTGGATTTGCCTGTACCTGTGTTTCCTACGATGCCAATGAGTTTGCTAGCCATGCTTTCTATAGTTTCACCAAAGATAGCTAACTTTTTTGGTTATTCAAACTTTATTTTGTCAGCTTGGAAGAACTCCAAGGCCTTCATGAGCCATTTCTTCTCCACCTCCTCTGTAGAGCATATTATATAAATGATTGCCTTCTTGTCAGGATTGTCATATTCCATTGCCATGCATCGGTTGATCTTTTGTGCAAGATTTTCTCCATTGCTATCGAAATAGTTGATGATCACCTTGTTAAGTGGTTTATACGTTACCTTATGTTACTCAAATTTCTTTGAGGTTCGGACTATATCTTTGCTATTCAAATTTATATGTACCTTTATAAAGTTTTCCTGACTTTTTATTTCTTGAGTAAAGAGAAGAAGAAAAACCAAAATAATCACAAGCTTTTTGTTGAGAAGAAAAATTAAAAACTTCTCCTGTGATAGTGTTTTTTACAACACAACTGATTTTTCTCTTATTTCTGCAGTTTTCAGATACAACAGGTTTGATTTTACAAGGATTTCTATTTTTTGCAAAATAAACTTTATGACTATAGTCAAGACCTTCTACATATTCATCTTTGTATATGAATATTAACTTACTTGCCTTTGACTTGTTTTTTAATATTAAAGATATTGTTTCTTCTTTAATTTTGGTATTTAAAGAAGCCTCTTTAATAGTGGGAAACTCACCTACAAAATTTCCATTTAAATCCAAAACAATTACATCTTTACATCTTTTTCTTCTAACTCCTTCAGAGATGTTTTTTCTTATATTCTCAATAGAATTTTTGTAGGGATTGTCAGAAAGTTTATAAAAAATAGAATTCTTTAATTCTGGATTAATTTTTTTCCAGAAGTTTATCCAACCAAGTTCTGCACTGCTACATTCCTCAAAAGTTTGTATACCATCTTCAATCAGACAGATTCTAACATTATTTACTGACTTTTTCCAGTTATTGATTTTACTATGTTTCTTAGTATGTGAAAGATGATTTTTAAGTCTATCTTTTAACAATAACTTAGTCATACCTACGTACATAGGCATGTTAAAATCTTTATCTGATGTTAAATAATATATCCTGTACATATAAATTCAAATAACACTCCCCGTTTCCCATATTCTTTTACAAATATAGTACTTCCTTTCGGAATAGTCTCTACACACGCCTGAAATATTTCTATTTCTGCTTGGCTCGGTATTACCTTCAACTTAATGGTCAGGCTTCACCGAATTAGAGGAGTTTTATACGGGCATAACTTTCATCTACCCGTGTTACCAATCTTCACAACAGCCATGTGATTACCTTCTCCGTTAGCAAAGTCCTCAAACATCTTTCTCTCACCAGCCTTACTATGATAGGAGGGAATACCTAAACTATCAGCAATCTTGGTGACACCACAAAATACCAGCACTCTCTCATGCTTCATTTGTTCCAAGAGCTTTCTGGTGTATTCCAATTTAGCAATGCTGTTCTGTATTATCCTCATTCTGGATAGCCTTAGGAACATTGTTTCCTCTCCACGAAGCTGTTTTTGCTCTATCACCCATCCAATAGCATCAAATTGCTTCTTCTCTGTACGCATTTTGCCCTTGAAATTCAAAGGCTTAGTGTTGTCAAGAGGTACAGTTTTGACAATGATTTCGTAATCAGCCACTATCCCATCTCTCACAGCAGCCTCAATGGGATATCTTACAACGACATCCAGTCCTGTAGCATCAAATATCTCTGCCTCTGTCTCTCTAGTCATTGTTCCTGTTAAACCAAGAACATTTTCCTCATTATTTGTAGCAATGAGGGTTTCTAAACTGTCCAATTGGTTGGTGCTGAGGAGATGGATTTCATCTATCACTATCATGTCATATTTCTCGTTGACATACTTTTTTAGCGACAAATGAGTGGTGAAGGTGATGTCATCATGTACAAATCCAAATTTCTCAAAATCGTTCTTCCAAGAAGCCTCTATTTTCAAATCTGGATAGGCAATGAGTATTCTCTTTGGCTGTAGTTTGTTGAAAATGTTGATGGTGGTCCTTATTTTCCCAAACCTAGGTGCTAATAAGAGAATACCAAATTTGTCACCATCATCCATCCACTTTTTAGCAAATAGCTGTTGTTTCTCATCTCTTAAGCTCATACAGCTATTATTTTATCTTTAGGCCTTTTGAGAATAGTGAAACACCAGAACAGCCATTCCATGTTTATCGCTGTATGTCCATCACACTTGCTTGTATAAACTGAAATTGTGGGCATCAATACCAATTGCCAATAACATTCCTTCTTTTTTGGAAATGTAGATGTGCCAAATGCTTCATACATGTTGTTCATTCTAAGAAAAATTGACCTGTGAATAAGCTATCGTAATCAAATCCTTCCATATGCTTGGGTTTGGGAAGCTCTTTGAATGTTCCTGTAGAGCCATGAAATCCCATACCAATCCTTAAATCCGATTCTCCGTATGTATTTTTAAGAATCTTTATGCTTCTGAAGCAATCTGCACCCTCAGGACTAATAAACTTGCTGACATTGTTATAACTGGCATCGTATGTTTTATACCTAGAAGGTTGAAATAACGACATGACAACATCACTATCCTCTGCAGGTCTACCGCTCTCCTTGACATCATCTAAGCTAGGCTCAAAGCTATCCATCTTCTGATAGATGGGATTGCTGAGATTCCTGTTAAGTTGAGAGACACCTATTGGTGTATAGCCAAGAAAGTCCCTAGCCCATTGGAAATACTCGCTAGCCTTGTCAATGGCTTCCTTCTTGTTCATGGATTTCTCTGGCTTCAACAAACCAAAGTGGTCAATAATGGGAATCACCATGTTATTAGGGTGATGAGGAAGATACACCTTTTCAAATTCGCTGATTTCCTCAATCTTACCTTCACTTTCAGCATACTTTTTAAGGTATTTGTACACTCCTGTGGGATTTTGAGCACCCTCAATAATTGTACACACCTCACAAAGTTCATTGATGTAGTCCTCATACATGAGAAATAAGTCATGCTCATCCTTTGTAAGCTTTGTATCCCACCATCCCAGCAGCTTGGCAATGGGAATATTTACCCCTTGCTCTAGGAATATTTTCCTACTGGTCCACTTGGCTAGTGTATACACCTTGCTTCTTTCCATGGAGAAAAGAATAAACTTGAGCTTTACATTCAAGTTTTGTTTATTGGCATACCACCAATCAAATGGATTGAGAATGAATGAAGAATGACAAAATGCTGACTTTCCAGATCCTGTAGCACCAAAAAGAAGAAAATACATCCTTTTTCTAATACCTACATATTTGTTGAGTCTGTTGAAGCCCATTGGAATGCCACTATTTCTTCCTTCCAAGCCTCTTTCAACCTCCTCTTTTAACACATTGAAGTCTCTCATATATCCACACCTCCTGTTTTTTCTTCTTGTGCACTATTCACATCTACATTGTTTACAAGTTCAATGAAGGGTTCAAAGGTGCGCTGGTTGAGATAGGTGATGGAGCTTTGCATGTAGCTTAGCTTGTTGGCATTGGTCTTTACAGAATTGTCCTTCTTCTGACCCACCTCCATCTCAAGAGCCTTTACAAGCTCATCTAGGCTGTATTCTCCTTCAGCCAATATCTTGCTAAGCTTCAGCTTACATTCGTCCTTCTTGGCTTTGAGAGCCCTTGTACCAACAAACTTCTTTCCCTTGTGCACAAATGTATCTGTGCTTGGATAGGCATTCCACCATTTGTTGAAATCCTCATCATTCATCATTGTCCCCTTCTGAATAGGTTTTTCAACCATCATCTCTGCAGGAGAAGAAAGGAAGTCCAAGACGGACTTCCCTTCTTTTGTAAGCTTGTTTTCTTTTGTAATCAATCCTTTTCTTAACAACGTAGTGTGAAGAATGGCTAGTCTGTTATCTTGAGATATTTCATTCAAATCAACACCTTCGTTAAAAGCTTTTAGCAAAAACACTACATCTAATGTATATCCTTGTGAGGACAAGCTTCTAAAATGTTCGAAGCTCAAGCATATGCTAATTTTGTTCATTTTTTTCAAGGGTGTTCTTTTCTACATCATCCCTTCCAAGAGTTTTCACAATCAAACTAGACCCATCAAGGTCATTCACCCCATCCACTTTTTGGACAAAGTGTTTGAACTCTCCCCTGTAAAGAGAAAATGCATAGGTTCTACGTTTGTTCCAATCTTGAACATTCTTGCTTCCACTCATGTAAGCCACCACTTCATCAATAGTCATTGTTTAGTTTTTAATGAGAAAATAAACATTCATTATTATCAACAATGTTACAATTACAATCACTCCATACAATCCATAAATTACATAATTCTCACTGTCTTTGATTTGTTGTTGTCTTTTTCCTTGCATAAAATATGTTTTAGAAATTAAACCCCAATGGTGGAAACCATCGGGGGAAAATAAACCCTACACTTATGAACACACAAAAATTTAAGAAAATCTTTTAGGTAGATCAATCTTCATCAATCTCACATCTTCAGGAACAGGGAATATACGAAGTCCCCAATTGAGGTTCCACCAATCAAAGCTGTTCTCTGCATATCTTTTGTTGCATTTGAACACCTTCTTTATCAAAGATATGGCTTCTTTCCTGAACTCCAAAAACTGTTCTTGGGTCATTGTGTTGTTATGAAACCAGTTTTTGTCATTCTCAGCATCCTCAAATGTCTTGCCTATGATGGACATTTGTCTCTCAACAAGATACATGGCAATGTTCTCCCTGTTGGCTTTTTCGTACCTCATAGCCATTGCATTTGAATTACAATATCATGAGGAGCTTTTTGATTGCCACCAAAATAGGGCCTGAGCAAATAACCTAGAGGTTGCTGAGGAACATCTTTCACTGTGTATGTACCTATTTGCACAATATCATTATACACATGCATCAAATGACCTTTTTCTGTCATGTTTAGCATGAATAGGTGTTCTCTTCCCATTATACAAAAGCAAATATGTTCCCATTTCCTCTGTCCATTAGAATACCAATAAGCCATTATTTCCATGGCATCCATTTCAATGATGTATCTCCACCCAAACCTTACGCTATTCCTATGGTGAGAGGGGAAATACCCAATGCCGAAGAGCTTGTTTATATCCCCTTGGTCAGCTCTTCCTATGTCATACCTGCAGCTGTTTGTAAAAATCACATTAGCTGCAAGTCTTTGACAATCAAACAGAAGTTCGGGAATCCGAAATCCACTATGAGTGTCTTTTTTAATCAATACATTTTTCATATTGTCAGTTTTGAATATCTTTTCATTGTGTTGATAATCAATGTAACATATTGAGGATTGCTGGCGTATGTCTTAGCAATGTGCCTAAGATATTGCTCATCAGTCATTTTCTCCTTGTTCCTAAGGATGTATTTCTGATAGAGCAGATAGTCATACACACTCTCTTGCCAGCTGTCAAATGTAGCAAATCCAAGCTTATTCTTGCACCTGTTTACAGCCAATGTTGGTCTTTTCTTGGGAATACGCATCCCAAACAGATTATTGCAACTCTTGGCTAACACACTCTTAAATCCTCCTGATTCAATCACTGCCTGAGCAAACACCACTTTAGGATGTTTCACTCCTGAATTCTTTATTTCACTCCATACGTCTTCCTTTGTAGGAATAATAAATGTCGTTAATAATAATAGTTTTGTCACCATAATGATAATTGTTGTGGGTTTACGTAAACATTTGTTTTTCTTCCATTTGTTTCAATCTTTCTAATCATCTTTTCTGCCTTTTCTATATAATATGCCTTGTTGATGTTGTCCATAGGATGATCTTTTGTCAAATGATTGCACACTGTACACAACCACTCACCAGCCTCCACTTGACTCCTTTCAGGAGCTGTAGATTTGCTGTCTTGGTTTTTCACCTTCATGAGCTTTTCTCCTCTAAGAGACACGAAATACCGAATAAGCTTGTTATAAATGTTAACATGGCCATTTTTCCTATCCATGCCTTCATAGTGGAAATCTTTGCTAGCCTTTTGCCTAATAGCAAAGTCAAAAACATTATCATGCTTAGCAATAGTATCAGCAACAGGGATGTTATGAACAAAATAATTCTCAAGAGCAATAGGAACAATCCTACCACTCTTGTTTTTATGTAGTTCAAAATCTGTGACAAAATCCCCTTTCTTTTTAACCTCTCCATCAGTTTTAATTGCAATATAATCGTTGACGGTGGAAAATATGATCTTGCGATAGTCTGTTCTCTCAAGCTCATACTTGGTAGTGTCCATCCACCATTTGTTTATTCTCTCCATCAAAGGAATGAGGCTTTTGTGAATCATGATGGTGACACCGTCTGTGTTAGCACTCATCACCTTTATTCCATTTGTTTCATATTTCTCAATAAGCATCATTAACGATAGCTCACCTGTGATGGTGGTGAACATGGTGAGCTGCCTGTCATATAGCCAACTAGTGATTTCACTACTCTTGCCATACACAGAATTGACAGCAAGCTTTAAAGCACCTACAATGCCTTTTATCCTACTGTCTTTCTTTGCCAAAGGCTTGAGTTCAATCCTTTTGTTGAACATTTGTTCATATCCTGCAAGAAACTCTTTTCCCAAATGGACAGGATATTTTTTATTATTAATGATGGTGGCAGGATAGTAGCTGGTGACATCCCAATCTATTATCTCATGTTCATCATCAACTTCAATCATCTCAGGCTTGTTCTCTGTATGAAGTCCACCCTTCATGAAGGAATATACATTGCCATAGAAACTCACCTCATGCTTGAAATCATCATCCATACCCAAGGATTCCTTCTTAATGTTTTCAAGAAACTCCTTTAGCTGGGGTGTCTCAAATCTCACATGCTTGGCTATGCAATTCCTCACTTCCACCTTTTTTCTGAAAGTGCCCTTTTTGGGAAGCTGGCTATATTCTATTCCTTTTTCTTGGCAATAGAACTTCTTCACCATCTCATCTCCTATCTTGCTGTCTGAATAATTGATGCAGGGAATACCAAACTCCTGTTCTATATCCCACCTTAGCTGAAATTGGTCATTGCCTTTGTAAAGAGGATGGGATGTGTCACCCCTCAATATTTTGTAAAACTCATAAGTGGCAAGTACATCATTCCTACAATAACCTTTAATAACAGCTACATCATCCTGTGTCAAATCCTTCTTAGCATGATGGATGGGCATCTCCTCGATGTTTTCCATATCCATCTCAAACTCTAGCCTTTTTAAGCTCACTCGTCGATTTTTATTGTCGAAGTGGGCCATCTTAAAAAGATCTATTTGCCTGAGAGATAGTTGTTTTTCAGAAAACTCAGGCAATAGTTCATAATTGGCATCATGAATGACATCTTGAGCCTTTTGAGCAATCTTGGCTGCTATTTCCAGCCCACTTAACTCATGCCATTGCTCATGGTTTCTCATCACCCATTCCACCACTTGGCTGTCAAACCTCAAACTGTTATATCCCACCCAATGATGTTCGGAATATTTCTCTGTAAACCTGATGAAGGAAGTGAGCTGATTTTCCCATTTGTTTACGGAAAACTCATACCACTTTCCCTCATCAGGAACATAGACAGTGACAAGAAAGAATTCTTGCAATGTCTCTATGTCATACATTAGCATCATTCAACTTTTTTACAAAATCTTCTCCTTTACGAATCAATTCCACTAGCACCATAATGTCTTTTGCTTTCAATATGCCATGTGTTTCCTTGTTATTCCAATATTCAGTGTACAATTCTCTGGGAACAGCATACCAAATATCATCAAAAGGATTGTAATGGAAAACATAATTATATAAACTCATATGTAAGATTTTTATAATGCTGGTTGACAACATTAATCACTTCATGAATAGGAAACCCTTTAGGATAGCGTACAACAAGCATGCAGCCCTTACCCTCCCATTCAAATCCATGCCCTTTCAATTCTTCCATCACCTTTTTATACAAATAACAAAATGCCGTCTCCTTGGTGAAGAGTCTCTCTTTTGCCCTACTACATCCATGCATTACACTGGTGTGATCAAAATGGGAATCTGGTCCCTTCTTCATAATAGCTCCTATTCTAGCATAAGGCATCCCAAGACACTCCCTGTAAAGATACATCAAAAGATGTCTCACCATAACAATCTCTTCCTCTCTGGAACACCCCTCAAGCTGCTCCTTTGTCAATTGTGAATGCTTTAACACAACATCAAAAATCAATTGCTGTTCCCTTGTCATACGTTCTTCTGTTTGTCCATTATTTTTTCTCATATGTTTCATTGAAGTATTGTTCAGCCATTTCATGGTATCCTATAAGTCTTTTTGATTCAACTTGACAACCAACTCCAAAGGCATCAGTTATCTGCTCCTTTTCCATTTCTTTGGCTTGTTGAATATAATCATGCATAGACCATTTAACTCCAAGCGGTAATCTATTTGCTAAATATTCCACAGCTGTTTGCTTTTTATTGTTTTCCATAAAACTCATTGTAAAATTTTTGATCAGCATCATCTCCCTCGCTTCCTTTTACATCAAAATGCCCATCATCCCATCCATAATTGTACGCATGCATCACCATGTGCTTTTGAGTTTGTTTAGCCCGTTCGTAAGCATCTCTTAATTTCATAGCAGTTTCTGTATCAACAGTGAATGGCAGAATCTCTGGCAGTTGTTTCCAAAACCATTCAATGGCTCCTTCAAGAGGAGCATCTGTTGCATCTATTTTCTTTTGTGTCATAGTTTTTCTATTTCTTGTATCACTTTATTCCAATACATTCCATGAATACCGGACACCTCATCATCCAAAGCATCTACTAGTTCTTGTTTTATCTTACGTGCTGCTGTCAAAGCACACTCTTTAGCCAAGGATTTGACAGTGACACCTCTTGTATGATCTTTTACCAATTCATCATATTGCTTGTATAACTCTAGTGCCTGTTCTTCCACTGACATAGTTTACATTTTATCAAGCTCTTGTTTTACTTCTTGCCAATATTTTTTAGTAATACCCAACGTTGTACCTTCTAAAAATCCTGTTTTAAATATCTCATCCACTGCTATCAATGCACATTCTTTATGATTTTCAATATCATCAAGATCATAACTTATCCATTTGTATTTGTCAATTAATTCTAATGCTTTTTCCTTGGGTGACATATTATTGTTTTTAGTCTAAAGACGATAAAATAACTTTATAAAAAATAAAAATAAAGAAACATAAACATATTGAGGCAAAAATTTTCACCGTTTCATGAGGATATATTTTTATCATAATACACATTAAACCAATCATTGAAAATGACAAAAATGTGTAAATTGCCGCTTTAAGTTTTTTGTTCATTTTGTTGTGTTTTATTCATAAATGTATTTCCCCACCCATTCTGTTCTGCCTTCAGAGTTGGTGATGGTTTTGGGTTTGCGTTCTGTTCTTTGTGGATAGACATCGTACACTCTTGTAATCACCTCACACTCAAACGCAATAGGTAGTTTGGGGCGGTGTTGGAGGGATTCGATAACTCTGATAACTTCTGATATTTTTTCTTCATCATTTTTATCATCGTCATATATAAGTATTCTTTTAATTGCTCTTATATCCTCCTCTGTGTACTTATACTTCTCTTTATCATCTTCTTGTGGAAGTGATGGAAGTAGTGGAACACCATCAAGAACTGGTGCTCCGTTAAGAGGGAGATATGCTATGATTTTTGCCCAACCTCTTAAGCTACCCTTACCAATACATTGCACAATAGAAGGTTCTCTTTCTTCATTATAAATCCAATCACTTTGTTTAATTTCTGAATCATCAACCACCAATAGGTAGTTGTCTGTTTTAATGAGATTGTGTTTCATCTTTTCTGTTTTTGTTCAAATGTTTGATCAATCTGTCAGCCCATATGATACATTCTTGTGCTATTACATCATCATGACGTAAGTCGTATTTTTGAGATGATAGAATTCCCATCATAGCCATGGCTGCAAAGTATTCTCTCTTTGTCAATCCTGTTGATTCATCTGATGCAAATGCTGGATGATCAGGCATTGTTCTTTTTGCCATTGTATTACATTTTTTACAATACAAATCATTTGTTAGTCCTACAGATATAGTCACATGGCATGTGTGACATAGTGTAGCTCCCTTTCCACCATTAAACTTGTGAATGGGTTTCATGATTCATGAAATCGCTTCTCTACATTCTCCTTACATGTAGGACACATTGTTCTCATCCATCCGTTTATACTTACAGGATGCCCATCTGTTTTACCACCGCAATGCTCACATGTATGTCTGCACATGTACTCTGCCATTGTGACCATCCCTTTCACTATGTCATCTCCTCCGTTGTAATAGAACCTCAATCCGGCAAACTTCTCTTTCATCTGTGTACATGTCACCTGAGGGACATGTATTTCTTTGCCGCCTACATATCTAACATGGTTATCAATATAATTCTGTATGGAGGAACAGAGTGTATCAATAACTGGTATCCATCCGTTAGGCACTCCTGTCCAATTGACCATATATGGATTGCCCTCATATGGATGAAATATCTTAGGATGTTTCTCTACCAATTCTTCTAATGTCATTGTTTTTATCATCATGTTTCCA